GGAATGCATCAGAGTATCACCCCCGAAGTCGCCGTGCTCGGCGTCCTCATCGTAGTCTTCGTCGTCATTGTCCTCATCGGGATCCTCGTCCTCGTCGAAGTCCTCGTCGTCGTCAACGTCACCGCTGATCTCCTCGATGAGGGCCGCAACAGCCAGACGCTGGTCGTCGTCGAGGGTCTCGAGGACGTCAGCGACCGTGAGGTCGTCCTCGTCGTAAACCTCGTCTTCGTCCATGGATTCTGTGTCCTCCGTTGTTTCTCCGGAATCGTGCGAGAGCGTGAGGCCCGAGTAGATGATGGCCTCCTCCTCGGACTCGGTCCATGAACCATCCGAGTGCTCCAGAGCAACGTTGTCGATCAAGGCGCCCGGGTTGGCCCCGGACAGGACCATGGAAACCTCGACGATGTTGCCGTGAATAACGTCAGCCCCTCGCTGGTCGAGGCGGTTGGCGTAGATCG